CGTCTCCCCACACCTCAATGGTGCCTCCTGTTTCTGGTAGAGATGCGACCTTCCTACAGATGGCTGCAGGGGCTTTTTCTTTTCCGCCATCCCAAGTCCCTTCAGGACCAAAAATGTTATGATAGCGAGCCACAGAAACGTCAAGGTCATAGTTGCGAGCATAGGCAAAATATAGTCTCTCCGAAAAGAGTTTTTCCCATCCGTATTCTGAATCTGGATTTGCTGGGTAGGCGGAATTTTCACGGCAATCAGGGTTGTCAGGATCTAATTGATTATGTTCTGGGTACATACAAGCAGAACTAGAATAGAAGATCTTAGTTTTGTTTGTACCGAGTAACCTATTAAGTTGAACTTGTTCGTTCAGAACATTCAAATTAATAGTTGCTGAGTTGTGCATGATGTCAGCAGAGTGTTCATCTGTAAAGATGTATCCAGCACCACCCATGTCGGCAGCAAACTGGTAGATCTCATCAAAAGAATCTCCATTTACATCTAAGACTTGTGCTACAAGTCCTACTTCTCTGAGGTCACCTTGAACAAAATCATCGGCAGCACTCATAGAGAAATCGGGGTACTTAATATCAACGCCACGAACCCAATACCCTTCTGATCGTAGTCGTTTTACCATGTGACTTCCAATGAAGCCGCCTGCACCCAATACTAGTGCTGTCTTCTTATCCATACAAGTTTGAAATAAACTTCATCTTATTTATTGTATCAAACCTTAGCGGTTTGTGCAAGAATGTTCACAGTTGGAAACCAACCGAGCTCCATCATAGGTCTTACATCAGCACACAACTCATCAGGTTCATTAGGTGTCCACTCTTGAATGGGGAGGTGACTCATACCCATAGACTCGGCAAGATCTAATACAGATGTTGCCTCTCCAGTTCCAATATCAATCGTTCCTGTATATGTACTGGTGATCAAATAATGAATTGCTCTGACCACATCCAAGACATGAATCCAATCTCTCTTATGTCTTGTTAAGTATCTGGCAGTCCCCTGTTTCAACATTTCATATAACATATCATCTCTACTTCCTTCCTCTGCCCATACATTGAAGAACCTCATACCCACACTGTTGGGTGGTGCCATGAGTTCGTTTGCTTTCTTTGTAGTAGCATAGGGATTTCTCCACCATTCTTCTGCTCCAGCAGAACTTGCATACAATAATCTCACATTATTCTGTCTGCAATAATCAAAGATAGGTTTTGATTTTTCTACATTATTATCCCAAAACTTTTGTGGGTTATCCACACTATCTCTCAGTGCAGCATAGGCTGCAAGGTGTATGATACAATCCCAATGTTCTGCAAACATACCAGAAGGACCTACAAAGTCTCCGATGTCATCTGGTCTATCCAAACCTTGAACAGTGTATCCAAAAACTTCTCTTAGAGAAGCGAACACTTCCTTACCGATAAATCCATTGTGTCCAGTTACTAAAATTCTAGTAGTCATTTTCTCCTTTTCCTATGTCGTTCAATCCAATTTTTTGCGGTGTCATCGTTGAGACATTTATGTAAGACTTCTCCTTCATAAACTATCATTCTTGCATTTTTTCCACATGGAACGGCAGCATATCCGTCTTTAGTGAAGAAACCCATCTTGGTATCTTTATAGTAATTATAAATTGATCTGAGTTCCTTCTCCTCTGGAGTCATCATTTAACTTCAATAGTGAGATGGTTATTACAATCACCGAAGAACTTGCCATCGAGATTGTAGTTGAATGAGATACTATATCTTTCCTCACTAGAAAGTGATGGAGTTACATAGTGATCTACATGAGCAGGGAAAATAAACAGACCACACTCTTCTGGTTCAAATCTCCTTTCAAAACTGTTGAGATCATCATACCCAGTCACGGATGGTTCCCAATGACTTGTAATCCATGTGGCATTTCTAGTAGTAAAAACAATATCACCACTACCCTCTGGAACCTGTAGGTAAAACACTCCAGCGAACTGAGTATTGTTGTGGCGATGTTCTGCAATATAATTTCCCTTCCTTTGTAGGTTACCCCAAGAATTGATTCTTTTCAACCCATGTTTACTTAAATCAAGTTGAAGAGATTTTGCAAACTTATGAACCTCAGCATCTATTTTATTTTCTAACAATAATAACTCTGGTTTAGATAATATATCTGCTTCTAATTTTGTAGTCTCGCCATTAGGTCTGTTAACTATATCTGTGTCTGGTGCCCAGTCACAATCTCTCATATAATCCAACATAAATTTAACTTCAGATGGTCTGAAGTCCAAGACAGATTGATAAACTGGTGTTGGAAATAATATATGGATACTAGACATCAGCCTGCATTTAAACTTTCATTATATTGATTGTCAAGCATCCCTGCGGTGTGTACTTGTTGTAGTCCGATGTTTCCTTGCCACCAACCAGTAGCAATATACTTATCAGTCATAGGAGGATTACCTCTGTGCAAGTGAGTGTATCCACCAGGCCAGATAAGAATAGTTCCTTTCTTTGGTTTTTCTCTTCTCTTTTGATATAAAAATTCTGTCTCTCCACCTTCCTCTACGTCATTCAAATATACCATCCATGCCATAGTTCTATTACCCAGATTCCAATTCACATTCTCTGCATGGAACAAATGATATCCTTGTTGTGGTTCTGTCTTTTGAAGTAGACACAGAGAACTTACATAACTGAAATTAGATAGGTATGGATATTCATTAATGTAATGGTACAGGCAATTATTAACATACTTCATCAACTGGGCACACTCACTAGGAGAGAATCCATCCAGACATATTTGTTTATCTTTTACATGACTAAAATTTCTTTTAAAATCTGCAAACTCTGCCTTGTCCATGTAGTCTACAAGGAAATCGCAAAAGCGTGGGTCTACTGCGTTATCAAAAATTCCAATGAAGTCATGAAATTCATATTTAATTTCGGTGTCCATTATGTTACCAAAGATTTAGTGGGCATTGTGCTGCAGAAAACTTAACCTTATTTACTAAAAAACAACCACACTCTTTACACAAGTGTCGTTCTGGATCAAATCTATTACAGTCTCTACATATATCTATTCGTGCTTTTTTAACCTCGTCAGGAACAAGTAAGGTTCCGTCAAAGACGAAACCTTTTACAATATCATAGGCGGTCTTTGAAAAATTGGCCGCCTTTTCTGGTAGGGATGGATCAGTCACCTTTGGTTACTTCATCTTTAATATAACATGGAACACCAGCAGGGTCTAACCATTTGGTGTATTCAAAATCCTCCATGGCAGTTTCCATTTGCATGTAGTTATCACAAAGATACATGTCCTTGTATCTGCCTGAGTAATTACTGAACTTCTGAATACGATAATCGGGTTCACCGTTCTCTAACAGTTCTTCCATTTTGATGTACCTATAAGGTTCATTATGTAGTAGAACGTCAATCATTTTGAAACTCCTAGATCTTCTGCAATCAGACTCATGAGCAATGAATACTCTTGACTTGGATCCTCCTCGCTAAACTCATAACCTTCTTGTTTGTAGTACCTCAAAACTTTTTTGTAAATCTTTGGATACTTGAAGTCGAGTGCAAACTCTTCGTCTACTGCTGCCTCCAACGCATCAAGATTTTTCTTGAACTTAGAAATGAAAGTGGACATTTTCTGATTTGGTTTACGTTACTATTGTAGTCCGAGATTTAGTTTTTGTCAAGCACCGTCGTCGTGATCCCAAAGGTGCTGTATATCATGTGCTGTCCCTGCATCAATACACGGTTTCAAAATATCCTTGTGCGGAACAAGTGCTACCTGACCATCAGGCGTATCAATTAAGAAGGTCTCACCAGCTCCCGCTCGATCGACCAACTCTTCAAAGTGATCTTCCAAATATTTAAGTGAAATTACTTTCATTACATGGTTGGCGATTTAGGTAGATGGTCTTCTGATCCTGGCAAATGTTGTAGAGATTCTGATGCAGCATTTACCTCATTAATATGATCGATCTGATCTCTGTTCTTTAAAAACTCTAACATCTGACTTGCATGAGTAAGTTCAAATGGATCGTTGGGTAAGTTGTCTCTAGATGCAGCACCATCTGGTGTCTCTTCCTCAAGGTAAACCATCTGTACATTATTCTCTACTAACATGACCCAACGCCATGCTCTCATTCCCATACCTTTATTGTACATCTTGATCGCACATTGAGTTGCAGCCATTCCACCTTGTTTTGCAAGTCTTAAAATGTATGCTCCGTTTCCATCTGGAAGATACTTAAGTTTCTTGATCTTCATTTCCTTGAACCACTTGTCCATGACAAATGAATCATTCATAGAAAGAACATAGATCTCATCAACAATAGTTTCTTTGATGAAAGTATCATAAAGTTTTTCATACTCCTTGACCATCTCTGTACATGGAGGTGTGAAAGCACCGCACACAGAGACAATAAGAACATCTTTACCCTCGAACAATGAGTGTACAGATTTCTTCACTAATTTTTTTGACTTGTTATTCCAAAAGAATAACTCTGCATCAGGCAACAAATTCATTTTTCCCTAAAAATAATTTCATGTATAGTATGTATATGGTTACTCAGATAGTCCTCTGAGTGCTTCCAACTTAAGAAACTGTTCGTTAAGATTGTAGTATAACTTATAGTTCTCAGTTGTCAAGTAATACCCAGTTATGTCATTACCGTCACAGGTATATCCATAACCTCTGACTTTTTCATTTACACCATCTATCTTTACGCTTTTGCCTAACTCAAGATAACTGTGGTACTTCTCGTCTAGATTGATCATTGTCTCCAATTTGTAATACGAGTTCAAACTCTTTTAAGATTGAGGCTTCGGGGTCGTGATCTCTAATGTTACAATACTCCAACCACCTAAGCGATGTTTTTTCTGGATCATTTAAACCTCTAGCGTACAATATTGTATTGACTCTATCGGTCAAAGTGCAAAACGTATTTACAATATGTTCTGCATCCTCTCCAATTATATCACAAATTTCATTTCTTGTAGCATTGATTTGATACATTTGAAATTCA